AGAGCAACACTTGAAGATGATGGAGACGAGGACGATACATTAGGAGGATTAGTCACTACATTTGATACTCCTGTAACATTCAACCAGAATATTACAGTTGTTGGTGGCGATGGTGAATTAGTTAACACATTTGAATCACCTGTTACTATCGCTATTCAAGACTCTGATCTAACACAGGCACGTGACGCTCTGATCATTCGTTCAAATGTCACATCTGTTGATCCTGTAACACAGTTAGAACAAGACGAAAGTTTAGACAGAACTGCATTTGCTCCTCCAACAGAAGGTGACATTAGAATTAGTAAGAACAGAGTTCAAGCTGCTATCTTTGGATTCAATTCTAGAGGTAATGGTCAGGGATATATGTTCCAGACTCATACTGTTGCTGGTGTTGCTTCTAACATTACACCAAATCAATCTCCATTAATTGTGGACGGCGGATCCAGAATTAATGCTTCACAGTTTATAACTTATGGTGGTGTATTACCATCAACAGGTGATGTATTATTAAAAGGATCTGAAGTTGGTAAGAATGGATCTATTGCATGGATTCTTTCTAACTACTTCTCACAAATACCTCAGGTACAAATTGGTCAAATTGAATTTGATGGAAGTAATGTTGTTAAGTTAGTATTCATAGATCAAAATAGTGGAAATCCTCTAACAAACACAGAGGTTGGAGTTACAGCTAGTTCACAGATTAGAATTAAGAATTTCTACTTTGATCCTAGATTAAATCTAACATGGCAAGTATATGCTGCCAAACCTGGCGATCCATTCTCACCAACAAATAATTATGTTCACTTCCAAGTTATTGATCAAATTCCACAGTCAATACAGGCATGGGTAGACATTGTTAATGGAAAAGCACTAGGAGCACCAGATCCTACTATTGAATACTCTAACTCTAACTTCAAGGAAGTTGGTGTAATAGGTGGTGAAGCACTTAGAACAGAGACAGAATCAATAGGTGATTATAAGTTAGGTATTAACACAGTTGCAAGAGCACCACATAGTGCATATCAAAATGCATGGGTTGATAACTTAACAACTGATCCTCGTGCAAACCTTGATGTTGTTGGTACAGCATTTATTAGTGGTAGAACAACTGCTGACTTCTTAGATCATACTGACTATGCTTCTCGTGACAAGACTGCTGTTAACAGTGCATTTATGATTGGTGGTGATAGTCTAGCACCAGATGCTAGTGTTGCTACATTCCGTGTTGCTACTACAAACAGTGGTCGAGTTGGTATCAATGTTGACAATGCTAACTTAGACAGAGCTCTGGTTGTAGCAGGAACATCTAGATTCACTGCTGATGCTAGATTTGAGCATGACATCGAAGTTAATGGTGATGGTGTAATTGCTGAGATCAGAACATCACAAACAACTGGTACATTCAACTTAGTTGATGATAGTACATTCGTTGGCACCTTGAACTTAGGTAGTCAGGTTACAACTGCTAACCTATTCAATGACAGTACAGCTGATCAGTTCATTTACATTGGTACTTCATCTGCACACAGTAATATATGGTTAGGTGCAACACCTGACACTCCTACCAGTATTTCTAAGGTGGAGATTGGCGGTGCATTTGGTAACACAAACGAAGATCTATCATACACCAAGATCAAGACTAGAAACTTGAGAATTGATGGTGATGCATGGTTAGGATTCCGTAAAGGAATAGGTGAGACTACATCACTTAAGTCACAAGCATCACAGGTTGACTTCTTCTCTAACACTGGTGGTCCTTCAATCATCAACTTTGCTACTAACGCATCTGAAATCAACATTGCTGGTCAGGGTGGTGTTACTACAATCAATAACCAATTAGAGGTTATTGCATCTGCTAAGTTCAATGGTGATGTACACATGTGTGGTGGTGTTGCATCATTCGCATTTACTGGTGGAAGAGCACAGTTAGGAACAGATATATCTGCACACGAAGATGGCATTATATCACAATCACTATTCAATAAGAATATTGACATCTTAAATGTACTCGTAAAACAAACAAACGAAGAAGGATACAACCAAATTGATACTGCTGGTGCAGGACAATGGGGTGGCACATCATATCAGAACTCAATTAACACAGGTGGAACAGTTGAACCTATCATCTTAAGTGCATTAACTGGCGATGAGTTCTACTTACCACTTAAATTACAACCAGTCAAAGCAAATGGTACTCCATACTTTGGAACCAGTGACTATATTATAGTTGACAGTGCAGTCGTTGGTACAGGATCATCTGCAACAGGTCATCCAGAAATTCTACAAATTGTAGAACTTACAAGGATCAACGAAGCACCATACTATATCAAGGTTAAGAGACGTCCATTTGGTGCATTTGGTGGTGTATTAGATAATCACATTGATACTACACCAATATACAAGGTCAACGTACAGTTTGATGCTACATGGACAGAGCAAGCACTTGACAGTGATACCAGTGCAACTGACCCAGTATATCTCTCAGAGTTTGGTGGTAGTCTAACAAACAATGATTATGTTATTGTTGATAGAGATGACTCACCAAAAGTTCCAGAATATATCAAGGTTATTACACCTCTTGCTCAACAGGTACAGAAATTTAGAATATCTAATTGTGCTGATCCAGATGAGGATGTATTTGTAGTTAACTCTGTGACTGGCGAGGTACAAATTGGTAATCCAAACATACCTGGTTCTATTCTAACAATCAACTCATCACTCAATATGGAAGGTGGTTGTGGAACATTAGGTGAGATTGAATTTACTGGTGACGCAGAGGCAGGATCAAGTGTAATTACAAATGTAACTGTTACAACTGCTGGTAAGACACTTGCTGATATTAAGAGAGGAGATGCTCTTTCTGTTCTAACAGATGCATCCCCACTTAAGATATTCCAAGATACATTTGTTGACTTTGTATTTGGTGGTGCTATTTACTTAAACAGAACAATAATTGGTTCTGCTTCAGTGACTGGATCTACATTCAAAGTAAGTACAAACGAGAGATTTACAACAACTGATGGTGGTCCTAACACTACATTTGATGTTGACACATGTACAGGTACAACAACGATTGGTACACATGCTGGTAGATTTGATGTCAACCTAGCATGGTCTAGTGATGGTAGTATTCTTACAAATGCTGATTTACCAACAGCATTGAATGATGATAACATAATCACATATGGTTACTACGCAGATCCACAATCTATACAGGCAAATGGTCCTAGTTCAACTATCGTATCAACAACTGGTAGTGGTAACTCAATACAGATGATTCTTAACCAAATTGGAGAGGGTAGTGGTCAGTTTGCTTTAGGTGATATAATTGCTGTAGGACCTTTAACATCGTTTAGTAGTCCTACAGGTCAACTTGAATTTATGAAAGTGACCTCAATCATACCAGCAACTAACACAGTCGTTGGATTGAGAGCTCAAGAGGGAACAGTCGAAATGAGTCATGGTGTTGGTACTGTTGTCAGGAGAGTTATTAAGCATGAGAGACAATCTCTAGTAATTGATGCTCAGGTTAGACAAAGATTAGCAGCAGGGGTTCCAAATGATTATATCTCTGTAATATTAGAGAGAGGATATATCTCACAAACTAAACTCGATTACAAACAATGGTTGAGATTTAGTAATACATCTACTGGTGTTGAGATATTAACCAATGTGAATGGTAGGTTGTATGGCAAGATGCATATGACCCAGATGGATGAGCAACTTGGAGACGGTGCTAAGTCATACAGAGAAGGTAGTCTAACTGTTACAGACAACCTAACTCTAGAAGGTGGTAACTTCGTAATTTACGATAGTGTCAAACAGACAAAACTATTCCAGTTTGTTAATGATGACGGACATGCTGATCACTCAGGTCTAATTAACTGGGATGCTGGTGTGATAGCAAGAGGAGACTTCTTCTTATATCCAACATCCTGCCCAGAAAACGTCATTCTAACTTCTGCATGTGATCCATCATTCTCAGTTGATAACTTAGGTAATGTAACTGCCCAGAATACACTGACAGTTACAGGTACTGCATCAGCATCACCAACAGAGTCAGATGTATTCTCAGTACGAAATCTAGGTATTAGTGGCGGTAGTGAGTATAGTATCAAACAGGATCGTTCAATTGATGCATTTGGAGTTACAAACTTCACCACATCAAGTGGTGCGAGACATACAAGATACTTATCTGCAGCATCACCAGAAGCGGATCTAACATTGATCGCAAATATAATATACATGGTCAATATTCAAAATACACAAACATTAATCGTTACATTACCAGCATCACCACAAACAGGTGACGTTGTAAGATTGCTTGATGTAGGTGGTAACTTGAAATATGACACAACATTAGTCGTAAGAACGCCTGAGACTAGTGGAACACCAATACAAGGTGACTCAACTGGAACACTATTTGGAGATAGATTGACTCCATATCCATCTGGTGAACTCGTAGTTCAGACTCCTAATGCAGCATTTGCGTTAGTATATCTTGGAGCAGTTGATAGTAATGATCAAATCGGCATCCCAACCAGCGTACAAGGTTGGTGGTTAATGGAGGTATAATAAATGCCAAGTTACAACCGTATAAAGGCAACAAAAGCCAGTCCTATAGGTACAATCATGCCATGGACTGGCAGCACAAGCAGTTCAGATCTGACACCAGATGCCATACCAAAAGGTTGGATAGTCTGTAATGGTGCTCAGTTGCAAGCAAAACTTTATCCTTTACTTGCACAAATATTAGGTAATCTATATGGTCCTGTAACAGAACCTGGTCAACCATTTATTGGTATATCAAATTCATATCCAAGTTATAATGATGACGATGTATTTAATTTACCAACACTGAATCAAACAGTTCCAATAGATTTAGAGGGTAACTTACTATCTCCACAGGAATTATCTGTTGTAGGACAATATATCTCACTGAATGGATTTGAAGGTGATCAAGCACCATCTAACGTATTATCATATGTTGATGCAACATTCTCAGCAGCAGTTGACTCTGAACTAGCAGGAAAGATAAAAGGTATTACTATCGAACCTCCATCATATTTTGATACTATTAGGACTATACCTAGAAAATTAGGTGTTGATCATACCGCAGCACATACACACCCAAGACCAACAGATGGTTTTTATCCATCTGTAGAATTAGGTGGTGGTTTCCTTGGTATGTGGGAAGCAGGAAACTTCGAGGTTGCTAGTCCAGAATATGCAACTGGTTCTGACGCAGGAATAGCTGACGATGAACCACTAGCAGATAGATTTGAACCTGGCACAGTTACATGGACTGCACATGATAATGCTGCAACATCATTAGTTCGTTGTACTGGTCACAGGCATTTTGGTAACGCATCTGACCTTATACCAGTGGTTCCAACAGTTCCTCGTGTTGTTTCTCCATTTGGAAATACACAAACTTATCAAGATGACAATACTTGTATTACAAACGTACAACAACCAGCAGTTACTGCTCCATTTCCACCACCTGGCACATACTTAGGACAAAGAAACTATTATGTGTCTGATCAAGTTCCACTAGAAAGAAGAGGTAGTGGTGTAATACCACCAGCAACAGATCCAAATGATTATTATGGTGCAGTAGGAGCAGGAAGAGATTATCCATATCCCACAACATTGAGTCACAATGGTGATGCTTTTACAGCAAACTCAATGGGATCTCATAATCATTTTACCATTGATATTGCAATGACTCAGGGACAAATGAATATCCCTACTACTTTACTCATAAATAATATGACGACTGGAAACATAGAACCAATTGATGTTGACAGGTCGTTGAGTGTACAGGTAAATCCTAACACACCATCCTTGGTCACTTTGTATATCATAAGAGCGTACTAATGGCAGTATTATACTCAAAAGAAAAGGGAAAACTAGGGACACTTACTGGTTCTATTATAAACTGGTCTAAACAATTAACATCTAATGACCCTACAGACCTAACAATATATCAAACTCTTCCTGCTGGTTATTTAAGATGTGATGGTTCGATTTATCTTGCAGAAAATTTTCCAGAACTTGCCACTATATTAGGAACAGGAATAAATTGCAGATATAAAAAACCAGATACAACATTACTTGACAATCAATTTCAAGTTCCAGATCTTAGTTCAAAATCTACCAAGACATCATTTTCTGCAAACTTAGGAGATTACCAAGATACATATTTGCTCAACGATGCAGGACAAGAAATAACAAAATCTGGCGTAGGACTAGAGGTAAGTAGTAATATTGGAGCAACTTATACAATACAATATCAAGGTAACTTCTTTCTACCAGCACAGATAATTGAAATTACAGGACAACCTGGTTTTACTAGATCTAGTGGTAACTACACAGAAGAAACAGAAGTATTACACACAGCATTCCAACCCCACGCCCATTTCCATGATGGTTATAGATCTAGAACAGCATCACCAACTGGTGAGTTTGGGTTGTTTGGTAGAAACTCTTACACATCTAAGTCTAGTTTGTGCATCATACCATTCATAAACAATACTAGACAAGAATTATGCAAAGCATCAGCATCAAAATCTGTTGCTGCTGGACAACAGAGAGTTAGATCCAATAACTGTTTCTTCGGATCAGAAACATACACATGGTTTGGTGCTTGTTGGCAGGGTTGTAACTTTGAACAAAACTCAAAGTGTTTAATACCTGGCAATATTCCTGAGCAAAATCTTGATGGCACTCTAACTGGAAATATATTACAATTTGGATGTGCTAATGAGGGAACTGGAACCTCGGCACAGCAACAAGGATTTCCAATATACATTACTAAAGGACAACCAGCGTTCAAGGCATTCTGTGGAGATATTGAATATACCAGTGAAGCAAGTTGTAAAGGTGGAGAGGGTAGTTGTTTTCCTGGTGCAGCATCTTGTCAAAACTATAGTCAAATTGGAAACGGTCCTATTTACAGTAAATTAGATGCTAACTATACACCTCAAACAGTTACACAGGCAACTCAAGCACCATTTGATGGACAACCAAGTACACCATCATATGGTGCACTTAATAACATTGTAAATGATGTAGAAGAATTTGGTAATGAATGTATTCATAAACATTTTATTCCTTTCAATCAAGATCCACATACATTTCAAGTGGTAACAACACCAACATATATTCCTGCTGGTGAGATAGAGTCAACAATTACTATTGACGTCAACGAAGAAAACAAGGCAGACGCCTACATACAACCATTTTTAGTCCAAGAATTTTTAATTAAATATTAAGATGGCAACATACAGGAATTCATTCGCTAATTATTATTCCGACAAGACTGGAAACCACTCTCCTGTCGGAACAATTCTTCCTGTCTTTGCAGATGTAAATCTTGGTTCAGAAGAAGCAAATTATACGTACCCACAACATTTATATTGTAATGGTCAAGAATTATATATTCGTGACTATCCAGAGTTGTATAGTGTAATACAAAATACTTATGGAGGATCAACTGCAGTCATAAAAACTCAGGCATCAGCACCTGGTGGATTGAGAAGATCATATATTATAAACAATAAACTATTCTTTCAATTCTACTATGATCCTACCAATAACAAAGCGAATGTAAAGAGACCATATCCATTCAATACTGTACTTAGATTTCAATTAGGAACAACTCCATGGGGAGCATTTCCATCTAATGGCGTATTCAATCAACAAACATTTTATGGATTAATAGAACCAACAGAAGATGTTACTACACAAGCACAAGTAAATGAATTTGCTTATGAAATAGCATTTCCAGAAAATCAGAATATTGATTTATCAACTGTTAATGCAAACGATTATACATTTGATTTTACAAGTGGTGCTGCTCATCCAGAAATTGTACTTCAGAAGGGTTATAGTTTAAGAGATTACCCGTACAATGTTGGAACATTTAATCTACCAGATTATAGAAACAGAAAGATACTTGGATTTGGTAACGTAAACGGAGCAGGAACATCAACACCAGAGAATGCAGTCAACAACTTTGTTGGACAGACTGGTGGACAATGGTTCATTCCTAAATCAACTATAATTGATAGTGGTGAGTTTTTTGTTGTTGGTGATGTAAAAACAACAGGATATAGTGATATTGTAGCAGATGTCTCTGCACAAATTGTAGGAACTGTCAAGTATCAGATAGGACCTATGGATGACTATACATTTCCATTTCCTCCACAACATGGTCATAGAATATTATCTGTAGAAGTTGATCAAACAAAACAAGCAGAAAGAGGAGCAGCAGAAGCTGATAGATTTGCTGTAGATTATATTGATAGTAGAGCAAATATTAGTTTATTTGAACCAAATGGATCTGCTGGTGGTGCACTCGGTCATTCACATGGTTTGATTGGTGTACCATTACAGAACTCACTAGCAGCAACATATGGTAATTCTAATGGTATTGGAGATACAGCGGGAACATCTGGTGGTTTACAGTATCAATATCTTGTATCAGAGTCTGCAGAAGTCATTGTAACTTCTATGATATATGATTCTAACACTAATCTAATAACAGTCAATACAGATGGTAACCATAACTTCTCAGTCAATGACATAGTTACCATAAATGGTGCATCACCATCAGAGTATAGTGGTAACTTTACTGTATTAGCAGATAGTTTTAGTCTTACATCATTTGCAATGAATCCAAGAGATGGAGAGACACCTAGTCAAGGAACTGCAAGTGGTGCTTCTATTACTGCTAAGTTAGCAAACGGTTATTTTGCAGAGGTTGAAGTAACAGTGCCACCAAGAGCATATGTTGTTGATGCTAACACGTTGGTCGGTGGAAAGGACATACAATTTGAAATACCTGGTCAAACAACTACAGTAAAAGAAGAACAATTTACTGTACCACAAGCAGGACTCGTAACTATACCAGATGCATCATTAGGAAATGTAAGTGGTTGTATTATTCAATTACAAGCACCAGGCGGTGGTGGTGCAGATAGTGATACTGATGGACAGAATGGAGGATTTGCTGAGATAGGTATAACTGTTGATGGTACATTCTACACTATCAGAGCTCAGGGTGGTTTCGGTGGACAAGCAGGAACTTCTGGCGGTGCTGGTGGTAATGGAGGATCTTTTACAATTCCACAAGCATTATTAGATGATCCTAGATTTACGTTTACTCAACTACCTGGCGATAATGGTGATGACGGTGCTAATGTTGGAACAGGATTTAACGATTCACAAGGTGGTGGTTTAGGTAATGGAATTCCAGTAGGAACTGTAACAACTGGTGGTAATGGAACAGCACAGGTAAAAACACAGACAACTAACGACCCAGAACAAGTATACACAACAGATGGAACATGGTCAATACCAGCAGCAACTACTGGTGAAGTAGGTAGAACAATATCAATCGAAATCTCTGGTGGTGGTGGAGGTCCTGGTAACGCTAACGCTAACTCTAATTGTACAGGACAATGGCCAGGTTGGCCACAGGCACTATCAGGTAAGACTGGTGCACTTGGTGGATATGGTGGTAGAGGTGCAAGATTATTTGGAAGTATTTCAGCTCAGGGTGGTATATTAAGTTGGGGTATAGGACAAGGTGGTAATGTAGGTTTCAACCAAAGAGCAGGAAGTAACGTACAAGGAACAACTGGTAATGACCCTGCTACAGGACAACCATGGCAGAATTTTCCTGGCGGTATTGGCACAGGATACGAACCAGGTGGTACTTCTGCACCCGCAAGTGGTGCTGCTGGAACATTATCAGGTCGTGGTGGACGAGGTGCATGGGGTAACGGTGCAACCGCAGGATCTGGTGGTGGTGTTACAGGTTTATACTTAGATGGAACTCTAATCGCTGGTGCTGGCGGTGGAGGCGGTGGCGGTGGATCAGGTGGTGGTTACAACGGTGGTGGAACTACTGATGGTTGCTATCCTGGCGGTGACGCACAAGGACCTGCACAGTCATTAATTGCACGATCAGGACCTATAGACTTCGCAAGTGGTGGTGATGGATCTCAAGGTGGATGCTCAGCTGGTGGTGGCGGAGGTGGTGGATCTGCCTGTGGTATTCTTAATGTAACACCTGGTGGTGTTGGTGGTCAGGCGGGTGTCGGACACAATGGTAATGGTGGTGGTACTGGTGGACGAGAAGGTATATCAGCATACAGAACATCTTTCTGGTCTGGTGGTATATCTGCAGATTCAAATGGTGCACTACCAACAGAACCAGGTTATGTAAAGATACAATACTCAGTTATCAATGAATACTATGATGGAGTTGGTGGTGCTGGAGGTGCAGGAGCAGACTTGTTTATTGGATTCAATGGTGTCAGCACAGATGTCACATATAATTTACAAGGTGCTGGTCTTGGTGGAGGTAGTGGAAGTAATGGTGCTCAAGGTAGAATATATGTAAGTTACTTTGCTCAAGATGAGTCAACTGTAGTACCTGGCGGACAAACTGTTCCAACAGGAAGATATTATGAGTGTGATAGTGATGGCAATCCTATTGGTACATCATTTGAAGCAAATGTATGGTTATCATCAACTGATAACAATATAAAACCAAGAGGATTTGGTACAGGATCTGGATCGACTGCAGGATTCGTTGGTGGTACTGCTGTTCCAAATAATGCTACTGGTAAAATCCAACAGTACATACCATTTACAGGTAACGCTAACGATGCAAGTGGTAAGAGACAATTAGAAGTAGGAACATTTGACTTGACAGGTGCCAATAAAGTAAGATTTACCGTCATTCGTGGTAGTGGTCAAAATGGTGGTGAGAATCCAGATCAAGCAATAAATCTATTCTATAGAAAAGGAGCATCTAATACTGTAACATTATACAGTCAAATATTATTAGGTTCTAATGTCAATCCAGCATGGCAAGCAGTAGACTTAGATATTGCTGAAGGAAATGCGATTAGAGATTCACAAGTAACATTTATTATAGAACAGGATAGAGGACCTGTTTATCAAACAGCACCAGCATTTGATGATAACTATGGTTTAGGTGCAATCACATTATTTTATGATAGTAATGTTGTTTCTACATTCATATCTACTGGTGGTGCAACACTACAAGGAAACGTGGATGAAGGTGGTAATGAGATAAACTCAGATGATGGTATTGATCAGGTGAGAAGAGAGGTATCAGCAGTTGGTGCAGCATTGACAGTAACAGATGGTGAGTTTACAATGTCATCATCTACACCTATAACTACGACTGCAACCGTGTCGGCAGAGAATAACATTCCTCTCATCACTAAATACCATAGGGTAAAGTATTTAATTAAGGCACTATAAATGGCAACTATAGCATCACCATCAGAAACTAAACTATACTTGAATGCCTTTGACAAGTCCATTCAGTATGAAGGTGTGATGAAAACAATAGATGATGATTATTGGACTAAGGAAATAGTTCCAATATTATATCCTATGTGGGATTCTGATAAGGACAAACTAGAGTTATTCGTGCAGTATAAAGATACTACTGCAAAAATGAATAAAACAAAGTACTCACGCAATCAAAAAACTGGAGAGTTTAAGTGGGTATCATATCAGTTTGATTTAACACCATTCACAACAGAAATTGCTGACCTTAGCGATAAATTAATTGAGAAGTTTACAGAGTATAGAATAGGACAAGAAAACGACTTAGAACGTGCATTAGCAGCAGAATTTGCAAAGACAGCAATAATTAACTGGAATAAAGTTGTATTGATTAGAAACTTCTTATTAATGGATAGTGACTGGACACAACTCGGTGATGTACAATTAACTGCAGAGCAAAAAGCACTATGGGTGACATATAGACAGAAACTGAGAGATATTCCTGCAGATCAAAAGAGTAGACCCGCCAACTCAGTTATATTTCCTGTCTCACCACCAAAACATGCTGTGATGGAAGATGGTTTAGATTATTTAAGTGATGCCACACATTTCTACACCATACCACAATCAGTATACAGCAAGTTCTCAACTAGAATTGTAAACTATCTTGCACTAGCAATTGGTACAGTAGACATTGATGAAATGCCTGTTTTAAGAGTTTCTAGACCAAATAGTAGTATTGAACCAAATACAGGAAGTACTACACTTGATGACATACTCAAGATGATTGATGAGGGTGACTTCGGAGAATAATTATGCCATTAATATCATTAAATCCAAAATCCAAAGAGATGCTAGTTGCTGACTATGCAAAGTTAAGCAATAAATTTGTATTAGTAATTGATAACACTAAGTATCATACACTATCAACAGATAAGAAAGCAACTGTACTCACATATTATACATCTATCCTACCAGAGGCAGAGATTGATAGAATATTTGAACTAGAATACATATACTATTATTTTGATCAAGAACTATCAGCAACGGACGCTGCATTTGACTGGTTTCCACAACCACAGAATTGCCCAGACGCAGATCATTATATAAAAGCATACGTTATAAGACCAAACGGTACAATACCATACGAGAACGCAGATCCTACATCACCTAGTTGACAACCTAAAAAAGTGTGATAAAATAAGGATAGTTATCACTTACAAATGAACGTACCCGACCCTTGGATGCTTCAACACTTGCAATTGCAAGCGATACTTAGGGATCATTTGATTCCTGCTGATCAAATGCAGTATCTAGGAGAAAGAGAATACACAACAGAATATGCTGCACATCCAGAGTATCATGGAAAGAAAATGCCATGGTATTTAATTGGTGGTGAGCATGAAGTTCCAGTTTGTGACATTCAAGATGTTCAAGGCACTGATGATGATTAAATAATAAAACTTACTATCAAAACTATGAGAGATCAAGGTTCAGTAGGAAAGGAATCACCAGAGGTAAAATATGATAGAGCACTTGCTCTATTCACAGAGTCAGTTCTGGCACCTGACCACACTTTAAGAGGTTGTGCACACAACCAAGGATGCTATGATGAACTCATGGAGATCAGGAAGCATGTATTAGAGTATCTCAAGACATTGAGAGAAGTAACACATCATGTCAATGCTGATGAAAGTGATGCAATTGAAAGTGAAAAACTCATGACAGCAAAAACAATGCAGTTCATGCGTGACAATATCCCATCTCGTTATTAATGGACAAGAAAACCAGACTAATCACTGCA